ATTGCGCGAAAGCTCATCGGCTTCAAGGACTACGGCACACGTGACATCCACATCTGCGAGGACCCGCTGATGGTGATGGACCCCGAACGCCGTGCAAAGGTGGCACAGCTGAAGATGCAGTCTGGACTCTGCACCGTCAACGAGGCACGCCGCGACTTCGACATGCCTGCCGTGGAGAACGGAGACGAGCCGATGGCAAGTGCCAACCTCATGACGCTGAAGGCTCTCATAGCCAAGAGCGACGCAAGCACACAGCTGAAGCCCGGCAACTACACCGTAGGCGAACCGCCAAAAGAGGGCGAGGAAAGTTAGTAGTTATTCTCTGGCAAGAACATAGTTATTCTCTGACAAGAATATAGTCATTCTTTGCCGAGAAGATAGACCAAGTTTCACCAAACAGACAAGAATATGACACCCAACCCAACCAAAGAGGAAATCGACGCTCTGGAGCGCGAAGTCCAAAGAGCGAGAAAAGAGCGTGAACGCCGTGTGCGCCACGCAGTAAACCCCAGGTACTAATTCATCCGAATAGCGTATGAAACAGACAATAGCCATCATCCACTTCAACACGCCCGAACTCACGGAGGCCTGCATCCTGTCAATCAGGAAGCAGGGTTGCCAGTGGCCGGTGGTGGTGTTCGACAATTCGGCAGACATCACCATCCCAGCGGGTACGAACGGCAACGACCCCAAGGAGGACACCATCATCAAGGCGCGACCCTTCCGGCGGAAGATGAGGGGCGTGAAGGTGATAGACAACACGAAGGGACAGGTCATCAACTTCGAGCAGTTCCTATCGCTCTATCCCGACCGCAACCCGCAGGTGGGTGTGTATAAGTCGTCGGTGTGGGGCAGTGCCAAGCACATCGTGACCGTGCAGAAGTTGTGGGAGTTGCTGCCCGACGGCTTTATTCTGGTGGAGAGCGACACGCTCGTGAAGCGCGACATCACGGAGCTGTGGAAAGAGCAGTACTCGTTCTGCGGCTATGTGCAGCGCAACCAGAACGGCAACCGATTCAAGGTACCCCGCATCCTGCCCATGCTCTGCTACATGAACGTGCCGAAGCTGACGAAGGAGGGCGCACGGTACTTCGACCCCGAAAGATGCTGGGGATTGAAGGCCGATGCCAACCTGCGCGGCAACTGGTTTGACACGGGTGCCTGTCTGCTGGACGACGTGCTGCGGATGCGCCCACGGCTTGTTGGCTTGCACGTAGATATTCGGCTCTTCATCGAGCACTACGGCGGCGGATCGTGGCATCAGGGCGACTTGCAGCGGCAGTCGGCATGGCTGAAACAGCACGAGGCGTTGTGGGAGCCTGTGGAAAACAACAATGCCAAGATATTCATCTGTGCACACACCGACTTCGAGCAGGCCGTGTGGAACGATGTGTACGAGGTCATCGACAGCCGCGAGATAGGCGAGGGCGACGTGCCCAGCCTCTTTTACTCTGAGCTGTGGCAGATGATGAGCGTGAGCAAGCGCAAGAAACTCCCCCACTACATCGGCTTTGTGCAGTACAGAAAATATCTCAGCTTTATGGACAAAGTGCCGGCACTCGCCAAGCTCATCGACGAGCGCGGAGCCATCACCACCCAACCCATCGACATGGGGATGACCATGCGTGAGCAGTATGCCACTTGGGGCAACCCTGCCGACCTGGACCTGATGACCGACATCATCCGCGAGCGGCACCCCGACATGGCCGAGGCGTGGGACAAGGCTCTCGACAGCCGTCTCTTCCATCCTGCCTCCATCGCCATCATGAAGACCGAGGACTGGCGCGAGATGTTCAGCGTGGCGTGGGACGTGGCCAACGAGTACCTGCGCCGCATCGGTGGCGACATCGTGGCACGGGTGAAGGCCAACGAGAAAGCCTACCACATCGGCGAGTACGACTTCACAACCCTGACGCATGAGATTCGCGTAGGCGGTCAGATTTGCGAGCGCATCGTGTCGGCTTGGATGGACTGGCGTTTCCCCCATGCAGCACAGTTCCCGATGGTGACCGTGGCCGACAAGGTTGAAGTGCCGTTCACTCCGACGAGTAAACCCCAGCGCACAAAACGCACGAATAGTAAGAAGTAATCATCAACGATTAGAATATGAAACAGACAAGATTCATCCCCATCGAGGATTGCGGACTACAAATCCGCGAGACCGAATTTGGTCAGGGCAAGAGCCGCACCGTGGTTGGCCGTCCTGTGATGTTCGGTGTACGTTCGGTGAATCTGACTCCGTGGAGCGATACCCGCGTGGTGTACGAGATTCTGGAGCCAAACTGCATCACGCAGGAACTCATCAACCGTTCCAATGTGGTGTATAACAACAACCACTCGAACGACATCTCTGACATGATCGGACGCTGCGTCAACGGCAAAGGTACGCTGTCGCTTGTCCTTCGCGAGAACTACATGGAGTCCAGCTGTGACTACCCAAACACTACCGTCGCCAACGACACGCTGGAGCACATCCGACTGGGTAACGTGTACGGTATGTCGTTCGCCTTCGACGACCGCAACGCCAACGGCGAGGAAAACGTGACCTACGAGCGCACCAACGAGACCGTGGACGGCAAGGAGGTATGGCTGCGTCACGTTTGGCTTATCACCAAGCTCTTCGACGTGGCAAACGTTACCCACCCAGCCTACGAGCAGACATCGGTCGCCACCCGTGAACAGTCGGAGGCTATCGACAAGGCCATTGAAGAACAACTGAAGCGCGAGTGTGGCGGCAAGGACGACGACAAGCGCGACTGCGGCAAAGATGACACGAAGCGCGACGATGATCCTGACGACAAGGACGACATCAAGGATGACGACCCCGACGACAAGGACGACAAGGACGATGCAGATGACGAGGCCAAGCGTGCTGCCGAAGAGGAAGCCAAGAAAAAGGCTGAGGAAGAGGCAAAGGCCAAGGCCGAGCAGGAAGCCCGCGAACTGGAAGAGCAGGAACAGCGTTTCCGCGAACAGCAGGCCATGCGCTTGCGTGCCCAGCACCGCCGTCGTGGAATCGACATAGAATCACTTAATTATTAACCCTTATAAAAACGTTTTTATCATGGCAAAAATGACAAAAGCAGACATCCAGGAGCGTCAGGCCGAAATCCTGAACAAGCTGGACGAGTTGGACGAGAAGACCAACGCACGTGAGACTAAAATGCGTGCCCTCACTTCTGAGGAGCAGAAGGAAGAGCGTGAGAAGCTCATGGCAGAGCAGCGCGCACAGGACATGGAGTACGACGCTCTTGTCCGCGAGAGCGCCGGGCTGTCAGCCCGTGCCAAGGCTTTGGCCACCGGCAAGGAGTTGGAGAACATCCGCGAACGCGAGGACGTAGGCAAGAAGCTCCGCGAGCTGATCAACGACTGCTACACATCCAAGCGCTCGGCCAACGCCACCACCATCCTGGCCAACGCCATCACCACCGGCACCGACAAGAACACCACTGCCAATCTCGATGCAGGCGGCTTGATCCCCGTCGAGATTCGCCCCATCATCGACACTAAGGTCCCCGGCATCGAACTGCCCGACGACCTGAAGATGCTCACGGGCGTGACCGGCACCCAGGTCATCCCCTACTCCATCAACGACGTGAAGTTCACCGTCGAGGGCGAGGTGACCAAGGTGGCTGAGCAGGCTCTCGACTTCGCCAACATCAAGACCGCTCCCCAGCGCGTCGCCGCCTCCGTCCCCGTTAGCCGTCGTGCAGTGGCTCAGGCCGCTTTCGACATCGTGGCTTTCCTCACCTACAAGTTCCAGAAGGGCTGGGCAATGTTCCGCGCTCTCCACGTGTACGCTCACGGCGAGTACGACAAGCTCCAGAGCCCCTTCGCACAGGTGACCGTAGTCGAGCTGAACCTCGACGAAAACATCGGTAAGAACTTGGCCAAGGAAGTCGCCAAGATGTATGACAAGGGCTTCGAGGGTGAACCCGAGATCATCATGGACAAGGCCACCGAGGTGGACCTTAAGTTCACGAAGCTCATCCCCGGCACCACCGACAGCAACCGCACCGTCGTGCAGGATGGCCAGTGCGTCGGCTACCGCTACAAGGTCAGCCCATACATCGACTACTCGATTGCCTCCAATGGCGTTGCCACCAAGGACAAGGTTGGCGACACTCCTGTACGCTACATCGGTATCGGTCACTTCGGCTACCTGAACGAGCAGGTCTATGCCGACGGCATCGAGTTCAACGTGGACGGGACCTCTCAGGAGAACTTCGACCGCAACGTCATCGCTCTCGGCATGAGCCTTGACTACTCGCTGGTTGAAATGTCTAAGCTCGTGAACGGCGGAGACAACAACAACCCGCACAAGCCTCAGGCATTCGTGCTGATCAAGCTCATCGAGCCCGCAAGCTCCAACGAGATCGGCAACTAAGCACCAATCGCATAATCTCTTCGGATCGTAGCTCCGAGCAAGCCGGCGACGGCGATGCAGACGGCAACAGCCTGAGCGCCGGCTTGCTTTCCTACCACCACGAAGAAGCGCGAATCCAAATGTAGTGTGCCAAGCGGATCCCCCGCTTGGCCCATCTTAACCAAAGCGAAAGAATGATACATCTCGACGAACTCATCTACAACGCCATCACATCCGACGCAACCATCATGGAGGCAGTCGGTGGGCGCGTCGTTTCAACTTGTTTCGAGGTCAGCCCCGACGAGAAGGACAATACCCAGCTGCCGTGCATCATCGTCATGGACAACGGCTTCACCAATGCCCAAGAGGACAAGGACTGCGACTGGGAATCGGAGGAGGACCGCGTGCAGGCATCCGTCGAGATAGACGCAGTCAGCCCGCGTGAGGTCAGGCAACTGACACTCATGGTGCGCCAAGCCGTAACGTCGCTCATTGAATCCATGGTGGAAGATGATGAAGACGTGCCAACCCTCGAATCGTTATCCTCTGACGGTATTGCGTGGGACTGGCTGAAACCCTGCTATCATTCGACGCTCACATACCAATGCTTAATACCTAACGATTATGAGCAAGATTAAAGGTCAGCACTTCAGACTGCTTCAAAATGCAGCCGCGATACCTGAAGCCACCAACGCCTCCATCACGCTCCAAGGTAATGCGGCGGATACGTCCACAAAGGACACCGAAGGCATGTTCACCGAAGAGACGATTACGAGCACGCAATGGTCGGCACAGGTGGATACCTACCAGAGCGACACCGCCGCTCTGCGCTCTATCATCTCGACGTTCGTAGCAGCACAGGCCGTTCCCGTCGGTTGGGACCAGACTGCCGGTTCGCAGAACCGCGTAGCCCAGAACGCCAACTTCAAGCGTAGCGGCAATGCACTGCTGAACGACTTCACCATGAACTTCAACGACCGCGAGACGGTCGCCGTATCACTTCAATTCCAAGGAACAGGAGCCCTCAGTTAGTAAGCTATGCAGAAAGGACAATACATCAGACTATTGGTATCTACTGCCGCCAATCCTTCGACGGTGGTGGCCGCAGCCAAGCAGATGGCCCTCCACGGCAGTGCTCAGGCCGAGGACAGCTCGACCAAGGACACGACGGGCGACGCTCTCGAATACGAAGTAACCGGGCAGTCTTACGACATCACCGGCAGCGGGCTTGTGTTAACGCCTAACGACACGCTGCTGACAGGCGGCGTAGGGCTCAACGACTTCGAGACGTGGGTCAAGGACCAGCTTCTCTACTGGCGCATCTGCGTCATGGAGGGCACAAATAACCGCACCGTCGTAGAAGAGATTGCCCACGGTCAAGGCAAAATCACGAATCTGAAAATCTCAGCGCAGAACAAGCAAAACACCACCTACAACTACACGCTCAATGGCTACGGGGCTATCGTCCCAGGCACTGACAACGTAGGTGACTAACCTCTATCAGCCGCCCGCCTGCTTGCGGCCACCGCAACCAGCGCGGGCGGTTTCATTTTTACCATCAACCCATAAACCACCGAACTATGATCACAAGAGAAATCACTATCGCAGGCAAGGCCATCTTCATTGCCTACTGCTACGCCACGGAAATCGCCTACAAGGATTTTGCAGGCGAGGACATGACCGACTACATCAAGCACGCCATCGAGAGCATCAACGCACAGCGCGACCCGGACATCAAGCGTACCATCTACGCCATCCTTGCCGCCATGATGGCATACTACAACAGCCACAACGAAGAACCGCCCGTCACTGATTCAGACCTGATGAATGAAGCCAAGCCAGCTGAGCTCGGCATGGCCATCTTCACCATCCTCGATCTCCGCAAGCAGTTCTACCGCGTCCCGTCTGGAGAGCCGGAAGACAAAACCGAAGAAGGAGAAAAGGCAAAAAACTAACAACCGCCCACGACATCTACCAACTGCTCGTGGGCGAGATCGGAATACCGCGTAGTGAGTTCCTGTATGACCTCCGATTCTGGGAAGTGCGCCGCATCATCCGAGGCTACCGACGACGCCACCGCCTGACTCACCAACTCCTTGCCGAATGCGTCTATGCCGCCACATTCTCCAAGCGTGACCCACAGGGCAAGACCGTTGAAGACATGTTCCCGTCCTTATTCGACGATGGCGACGACACCCCGCCAATCACCGACGAAGAAGCCGCAGAACTATCTCGCATGATAGCCTCCATGAACGCCTCATAACGTTCATCACCTGCTCCACCTTCCCGTCGCCATCTTTTGTCCCGTTCACACCTTTTTGTCCCGTTCTTTGAGTTGCGATCCCATCGCAACAACGGCACAGAAGCACCGCCTCTGTGCCGCCTTTATT